CTGTGAAGCAATATCACGAATCTTTAAAAATTTTTAAAAAAGAAAATGGATTATTAGATTTTACTGATATGTTGGAAAGGTGTGAAACTTCTTTGCCTGTTGATATTTGTATTGTTGATGAGGCTCAAGACCTTAGTTCTTTACAGTATCGGATGGCAATTGCAGCATCCCAAGAAGCTTCTGAAGTTTATATTGCTGGCGATGATGACCAAGCTATATTTGGTTGGGCAGGTGCAGATGTTTCTAAATTTCTTAGTTTGAAAGGCGACAAAAGAGTTCTCCCTCAAAGTTTTAGAATTCCTCGTTCAGTTCATAAGTATGCTTATGATGTTGTTAGCAGAATTAAAAATAGGTATGTAAAGCCATGGCAACCAAGGTTAGAGAAAGGGAATGTAATTTATGTTTCGGAAGATAATAATATTGATTTCTCAAGAGAGGGAACTTGGTTGTGTATGGCTCGGAGCAAATACATATTGAATAGATTTAAGAAAGTTGTTCGCCAGCAAGGATATGCTTACAATTACAATGGTAAAAGTTCTCTTGACAGTGATGAAACTTTAGCGATAACATCTTGGGAGAAAATAAGGAAAGATAAAGAAATATCTATGCATGAAGCTAAAAATTTAATTGGTTTTTTTAATTTTAAAGTAAAGCTTGAAAAGAAAGACTCTTACAATGTAAATGATTTAGGTCTTCCAGACAATGCTGTTGGTCAAGATTGGATGACAATGTTAAAAGGCTTACCACCAGAAGAAAGAGAGTATTTAAGATCTTGTTTACGCAATGGAGAAAAGTTTAATGATAAGCCAAGAATAACAATCGCAACAATACACCAGAGCAAAGGTGGCGAAGCTGATAATGTTGTTTTGTCTATGGATATGGGAAAGCTAAGTTGGGATAATTTAGGAACAGACGAGGAGAATAGAGTATGGTATGTCGCACTAACAAGAACAAAGGAAAATTTGTATTTAGTTCGCCCAAGAGGATTAAAACATTTTTCCTTATAATCTCTAACTCTTTGTTTTTAAAGGGAAAGAAAATGCTTTACTTCTTAAAAGAAAAAAGATACAATCTATATATTGATTAATTGAGAAAGGAAAAAATCATGGAAAAAGTAATAGCAATTTATAGAGAAGTTAATAACCCAGTAACAGGGTTCAACCAAAGCCTAGCAGCAAAAACTTTTACTGATAGGAGATCAGCCAACAACACTGGTAATGGTTTTAACTTAGTCGAGACAACAGAAGACTTAGCAGGTATTAATTTGCCTTCTGGTGAGCTTGTTAAGCTTCACAACCTTTATGCTAAAAAGCCTGTCAATAAATTTTCTGATAAGGCAACAGCAGTAAAAAGAACTTTCGGAGTTCTTTCTGATTTGCCAACTTCTAATAAGCCTGTATCAAATGTCGAAAAGGAAATGGAACTATATCGTGAAAAAGTTCCTAGCTTTGGTCCCAAAGTTTCTAAACCTCGAGGTGCTTTTGGAGGCAAAAAAATCAAGTGTCTAGTACAAATCCTCGTAAAGAAGGCACTCGTGCTTGGAACAACTTCAGCTTGTTCTTGGGTCATGGCACAATCTCATACGAAGAGTTTGTTAAGCTTGCTGAAGGGCATGGTAGCACTAAAGGTGGTTGCCGAGAAGATCTTGCTCATGATATTAAAAAAGGCAGAGTGGAACTTATCGATGCCTAGAGTTGTAAAAGAGGTTGAAGGGTTCGTCATTGAAAGTGGCGTTCCCTTGTTTGATCCAGACAAATCTAAAGATAGATGGGTTCGTTTAATTAACGCTATGAAGTTCAAAGATAGCACAATTTTAAAAACTTCTGGAGATGTTGTTTCTTTTAGAATGGCTTGTAAAAGGCTTGGTTTTAATTGTAAGTCTAGAGCAATTAGAGATAAAGAAGGAAAAGCAACATCTAATGTCAGAGTTTGGAAAGTAGAGAAATGATAATATATGGAGCAGGTCTCGCAGGGTTATTAGCAGGGAATATGTTGAGGAGCTTTAGTCCTATAATTTACGAAGCTCAAGACGAACTCCCTAATAACCAAGGAGCTCTGCTCCGATTCAGAACTGATAAAGTTGGCACAGCTTGTGCTATACCTTTTACTAAAGTAAAAGTTCAGAAAGCAATAAAATATAAAAACGATATTCACACCCAACCGAATTTATTTTTCAGTAATTTGTACTCGCAAAAAGTAACAGGATCGGTATTAAATAGATCTATAAATAACCTTGAGCCTGTTGAAAGATATATAGCACCATGGGAACTTATAAGTATGATGTCTGAGAACTGTCAGGTAAAATATAATATGAAGCTTTCAAGCATTGACAAAAATGATAGAAATGTAATTCCTATAATATCGACTATCCCGATGCCAGCATTAATGAAAGTTGTAGGTTGGCCAGAGAAGCCAGAGTTTCCTTCACAAAAGATATGGACTCAAAAAGCTCGTATTGGATCTCCAGAGTGTAAAGTCCATCAAACAATATATTACCCAGACCCAATGCTCCCATATTATAGGATCTCTGTCGTTGGCGATATTGTTATATCAGAATTTATTAGAGAGCCTGAAGCGTCAATTGGTCCACACATGATGGATGTATTGATGGAAGACTTTGGTATTAAACCAAGCAAACTTGTTGATTTAAAATCTTCCGAACAATATCTTGGTAAGATAAAACCTATCAACGAAGAGTTAAGAAAACAATTTATATTTGAAATGACAAGTAAATACGGAATATATTCGTTGGGTCGTTTTGCAACTTGGCGTCAAATTTTACTCGATGATGTTGCAGAAGATGTCCAGCATATAGAAAAATTCATTCGGTCAAGCTCTAACTACAACCGATGGATGCACTCTCAGAAAGGAGAAAAACAATGAAAGTAAAATTAGTTAGTTATACAAGTGACGCAGTAAACCTTTTACTGTTTACAAAAAATACTCGTCTTATGAATGATGATGATGCTTATGATAAAATATCCCAATGGGATGAAGATAAAAAGAAAGCAGAACTCGATTACATGCTGAATACAATAAGATCTTCTTGGGAATTTATTGATTATGTTTTTGATGTTAGGGATGTAACCAGAGGGTTCACCCATCAGTTTGTAAGAACTCGTCAAGCTTCATATGCCCAGCAATCTCAAAGAACAGTAGACATGCAAGGCTTCAGTTATTACACTCCAGAAAAAATACATTTAGATGAAACTGCGAATGTAATTTATGATGATGCTATGAAAATGATAAATGATAAATATCAAGAACTAAGAGACTTGGGTATTGCTGCAGAAGATGCTAGAGGGATATTGCCTACAAACATCCACACTAACATCGTAGCCAAGTTCAATCTGCGGACACTGAGTGAGATGGCAAAGTCAAGATTATCACCCAGAGCCCAAGGTGAATATCAAAATGTTTTCAAGTTAATGGTTAAAGAAGTTGTTAATGTTCATCCATGGGCTGAACCTTTTTTGACTCCTAAAGAATGGGCTGCACCTTCTATGGCAAAGCCATTGAATAAATAGCTAAAACAACTTTACTTTTTAGCTAAAAAAGCTTAGAATAATTTTGTTGAGAAAGGAAAAATAATGAATATATTTTACTTGGATCCTGCTCCAGATAAAGCAGCAACTATGCATTGCGATAAGCATTGTGTAAAAATGATACTCGAAACTGCACAATTACTATGCACAGCTCATAGAGAGCTTGATGGCGATGATTATTGCGACAAGCACGACCTTTACAAGTCTGCATTTAAAAATCATCCTTCAGCTGTATGGGTAAGGGAATGTGCTGATAATTATTGGTGGGCATATTATTTGCTTGTTAATCTTTGTGAGCAATACGAACTAAGATATGGAAAAATTCACAGTTGTGAAAAGCTTTTAGACCCTCTTAGAACATTACCTTTATACATGTCTATAGATAAAGATTTTACTCCACCACCTCAATGCATGCCTGATCAATACAAAGGTGAAGACACTGTTAAAGCTTACAGAGATTATTACCTAGGAGAAAAGATGGGGTTTGCAGCTTGGAAAAATACGGAGGCACCATCATGGATAAACGTATAATATTAGTTGACCTTGACGGAACTCTTTCTGATTATGGTCATCGAGTTCACCTTTACAAAGAAAGAGATTATGAAGCTTTTAATAAAGCAGGCATAGGAGACAAGCCTATAGAGAATATTTGTAATATTGTCAGAAGGCTTAAAGATGAGGAAACTGATATAATTGTTATGACTGCTCGAGACGATAGTTGCCGAGAAGACACAGCAAGATGGTTAAAACTAAATGATATCCAATATGATGGTTTACTAATGCGAAAGTCGGGAGACATGTCATCAGATCCTGTTTGTAAAAAGAATTTATTTAATGAGTATTTTGATTACAAAGATATATGGTTTGTACTTGAGGATCGTAAGTGTGTTGTTGATATGTGGAGAGGTGAAGGCTTGACCTGTCTACAAGTTGCTCCAGGAGATTGGTAATGAAAATAAAAATCAGGGGAAATGATATCGAACTTAATGACCAGAAAATAGGAAGGTTGTTCGACATAAATACTTTTCAAAAGCAAGACTTAGAAGAGCTTTTTGATAAAGCCAACAATTATGAAGACGATGTCGAGCAAGCATTCCAAGATGGGAAAACAGATAATGAATAAAGATGCAGCAAAGATCTTAGAAGAGATGGCAGAAACTTTTCGGGAACGCAATAAAGTCTATGGTGACAACTATAAAACAGTTGGTGAAGTTATGGTTGCATTATTCCCTAAAGGAGTTCAATTGAAAACTGTTGACGATTATAATATCTGGCATCTGTTTGAGCTTATGATTGTTAAAATTACAAGGTTCGCTAATAGCGATCTTAATCACAAAGATTCAATTCACGATGCAGCAGTCTATGCAGCAATGGTTGAGTCATTAATAAAAGGAGGTGACGATGAGTAAAATTTTAATAACTGGAACTGGTAAAGGTTTAGGAAAAGCCATGAAAGAAGAGCTTCAAAAACAAGGACACAATGTTTCAGGATTCAATCTTGAGGAGGGCAATGATGTTAGGAAAGCAAAAGAAATAGCAAATGTTGATATTTTAATAAACAATGCTGGTGTCAATTTAATAGATTGGCTTGAAAACTTCGAGGAAGATATGTGGGACACAGTCATGGACACTAATGCCAAAGGCATATACATGATGACTAAAGCTTGCTTGCCAGCATTAATAGAAAATAAAGGGACTGTTGTAAACATTGTTAGTAATGCTGCACATATGCCAATGACTTGCTCTTTAGCTTATAATGCATCAAAAGGTGCTGCACACATAATGACTTTACAATTAGCTCGTGAATTAACTAAAAAATATGGAATCACAGTTTTTGGCATAGC